CCACGATTGGTGAAGCACCAGTCAACACACTGTCGGACAGCACACTGCCTGACGTGGCCACGGCGCGCAGCGCACTGCGTAACGTATCCCGCCGCTTCCAGTCGAAGGGTTGGGATTGGAACCGGGAGGAGGAGTTCCCTCTGGCTCCCGATGACTCGGGTCAGATCAGCCTCCCGTCGAACCTCCTCTCGCTGGAGATCAGCCACCTGCTCTATCCCGGCTATAGGTTCGTCAACCGTGGCACCAAGCTGTACGACAAGAAGAACCATACCTATTCGATCAGCCAGACCATCTACGCCACGGTGGTTTTCTTTCTGCCGTTCGAGCAGCTCAGCCAGCCCTGTCGCGAGTACATCACCATGGCAGGCGCACACCTTTTCCAGAAGTGGTCGGTCGGCTCCGAGACCCTCTTCGGTTTCACTGCCGAGGAGATCCGAGCTGCATGGATCGCCGCTGTGGGAGAGGAGGCTGAGAACGCCGACTACAACATTCTCTACGGCACCAATGACTCACCGCGTCGCACCTATGACGTTGGCTCCATCCACACATTCTAGGAGGACCGTATGCCCCTCATTTCGTCCTCCATTCCCAACTTGGTCAATGGAGTGTCACAGCAGCCCGCTGCTCTCCGTCTGCCGTCTCAGTGTGAGCTTCAGGAGAACGCAGCGCCGTCCATTGTGGAAGGCCTGAAGAAGCGCTCACCGACCTACAACATCGCGAAGATCCACACCGGGACGATGGGCGAGGCCTACTTCCACAAAATCAACCGCGACACGTCCGAGCGTTATCAGGTGATCATCACCGATGGCGACCTTCAGGTGTTCGACATCGACGGCACCGAGAAGACCGTCACGTTCCCTGATGGTAAAGCCTACCTGTCCGCAGCCGCTCCTGAGACTGACTTCAGGTGCGTGACGATTGCCGACTACACCTTCGTGGTGAACCGGACGGTTGATGTCGCGATGGACGCAACCCAATCCCCTGACAACGGGGTCGAGGCTATCGTGTTCATCAAGCAGGCCAACTACAAGACGACCTACACGGTCTACATCGACGGCACTCAGCAGGCCACACATACGACACCGGACGGTGAAGGCACTGTCTCTTCCCCGGCTGACCCGGTGGAATCGACGACCATTGCGGAAGACCTCAAGGACCAGCTCGTCACCAATCTGGGTGCCGGGTGGTCCATCGACCGTGAAGGCTCAGTGCTGCACATTCGGAAGGACGACGAGAGCGACTTCGAGATCAAGGTGGAGGACAGTCGGTCCAACACCAACATCGGGGTCGCCAAGGATAGTGTCCAGAAACTGTCCGATCTGCCGGTCACCGCACCGACCGACTTCCGTGTGAAGATCGAGGGTGTGGCCGAGAACGCCTTCGATGCCTACTACGTCAAGTTCCGCCCGAACAACGACGGCGCGACCTTCGACAGCGGTGTGTGGGTCGAGACGGTGGCTCCCGGTATCGACTACCAGTTCGACGCGAGCACCATGCCTCACGGCCTGATCCGCGAATCTGACGGCACGTTCACGTTCCAACAGCTGGAATGGGGCGCGCGGGAGGCTGGTGACGATGTCACGGCACCCAAGCCCACCTTTGTCGGCAACACGATCCGTGACGTGTTCTTCTCCAAGAACCGGCTCGGTCTGCTGTCCGATGAGAACGCGATCATGTCGAGGGCAGGGGAGTATTTCGAGTTCTTCCCGACCACAGTGACGACGTCTCTGGACAGTGATCCTATCGACATCCCGGCTCCCACGGCGACCGTGTCGTTCCTTGAGCATGCGGTGAACTTCAACGAGAACCTCCTGTTCTTCTCCGATCAGGATCAGATCAAGCTGGAATACGGTGACGTCCTGTCGCCCGAGACCGCTGAGCTGAAGGTGCTGACGTCGTTCGAAAGCTCGACGCTGGTGAAGCCTGTGTCAGGCGGCAAGACGGTGTTCTTCGCGATCAACCAAGGCAGCTATGCCGGTGTCCGCGAATACTACATCGAGGCCGAGACCGCGACGAAGGACGCGGCCGAGGTCACCGCACACGTCCCTAAGTACATCCCCACGGGCATCTTCAAGATGGCGGTGGCGACCAACGAGGAGCTTCTCTTCGTGCTGACCAAGGGCGAGCGGAACAAGATCTACGTCTACAACTTCTACTGGGTAGGCAACGAGAAGCTGCAGTCCGCATGGCACCCCTACGTGTTCCCCGAGGACGCGACGATCCTCAACGTCGAGTTCATCAACACCGACTGCTACCTGATCATCCAGTACGCCGATGGCGTCTACATGGAGCGAATGTCAGTCGAGCCGGGCCGCACCGACGAGGACGCTGACTTCGAGTATCTGATGGACCGCAAGGTCGACGAGACCGATCTCGTGATGACCTACGATTCAGGGGCCAACGAGACGACCGTCACGTTCCCCTACCAGATCGTCGGGACGCCACTTGTGGTGCAGCGTAGTGTGTCTGACGGCAGTCAGGTCGAAGCCGTGAACCTTCCGGTGCTCTCGACGAGCGGGACGGACGTTGTCGTGAAAGGTGACGTGACAGGCAAGAAGCTGTTCGCGGGCATCCAGTACACCCTCCGATACCGCTTCTCCCAGCAGACGCTACGCGAGAATGCACAGGGCGGCGGGCAGAACCCCATCGCACTGGGCCGCATGCAGCTGAGACGGTGGAGTGTCGTCTACAGCAACACCGGCTACTTCAACGCGAAGGTGCTCGCAGTGGGTCGCGACGAGGCGGTCTACAAGTTCACGGGCCGCATCCTTGGTTCTGTCGGTTCTGTCCTTGGACAGGCTGGCCTGTACGAAGGCACGTTCCACTTCCCCGTCCTGTCCAAGAACGACAGGGTCACCATCGAACTTGAGAGCGACAGCTTTCTCCCCTGCCACTTCCTTTCGGCAGAGTGGGAAGGCTTCTACTCCATCCGAAGCAAGAGGCTTTAATCTCATGGGTTACACACGACCAGCCACACCGAGCGACACTCAGGAGCTTGCCGAGCTGATGCGTATCGAGGACCGCAACGAGGTCTATGCGCGTTACGGCGTCCCTCCGATTGTCGTGCTCGAGACCGGCCTTCTCCAATCAGATCCCGCACTCACGATTGTGGGTGACGATGACGAGCTGGTCGGTATGGCTGGCGTGTGTCCCGAGATCGCTGACGTCGGGCTGGTGTGGATGCTCGGGACCGATAGGCTGAAGCAATACCGCATGCAGTTCCTCCGTAAGTGCATCCCTCTGGTGCAGGAGTGGCAGGAGCGCTACCCGGTCCTCTACAACTACGTGGACGAACGCAACACACTCCACATCAACTGGCTCCGCTGGCTCGGGTTCAGCTTCATCAAGAGGCACCCGAAGTTCGGCGTAGAGCAGATCCCGTTTCTCGAATTTGTGAGGCTACACTGATGTGCTCACCGACAATGATGCTGAGCCTCGGCTTCAGCGCGCTCAAAGCAGGGATGTCCTACATGGGACAGCAGGCTCAGGCCGAAGCCCAGCTCGAATACCAGACCCAGCTGGTCAACCAGCAGAATGAATACCGACTGCAGAACGCGCAGATCGCGAACGATGCCTACGTCACGGAAGTCGCGCAGGAGAACACCCGCATCGCGCAGGAGCAGCAGTCGACCGCCAACGAGATCGAGAAGGCACAGAGAGACACACTCAAGGCCGCAGGCACCGCCATCGCATCGAGCGAGGGTGCTGGACTTGGTGGTGCACTTGACGTCTTCCGGCAGTTCGGCAGCTACCGATCCAACCTTGAGACCAACCTCAAATGGGAACAGGAGCAGGCCGATCTGAACAAGGAAGGCTATCGCTCCAAGGCGCTTGGTCGACGTGCGTCTGTCCGACCCTACACGCCACAGCCGGTGACCTTCCCGTCGCCTATCGGCGCAGCGACGTCATTCCTTGGCGGCGCATTCAACACCTACAACCGATACCAGAACACGTAAGGAGGCCGTCATGGCTCGTCAAAGAGTGAGAGGCGTAGGGCATGGCCCGCGTCTGAGGCCTGCTGCTCGCCCGGTCGACACGTACTACCGGCCTGACCGGCCAGCTGCTCCCACCCCGCCGCCGCAGACGAATGGCTGGCTACAGATCGCGGGTGCACTGGCTGGCGTCGAGCCGTCCCTCAACCAGTATTTCGACAACGAGGCGAAGAAGGAGAAGGAACGGCAAGAGTACGAAGCGCGCATCAAGGTGATCTCCACGCCTTTCACCGAGATCGAGAAGATGCGCCAGAGCGGCACCCTGCCGAAGACCGGTGACATCCACCACGACAACGCCATGAGCGCACTCGTCGGTGGTAAGGGTGCTGACGCTTTCCAGTACGATCTCTGGCAGCGCCTCAACGGTGTGTCGACGTCAGGTGAGGGCGAAGACCCGAACCACTTCGATTGGAACAGCGGGATGTCCTACGACGACTGGGTCGCGCAGGAGTTCGCCAACCGGATCGAGACATACACCACGCCCGAAGCGCGTCAGGCTTTCACCGACAGGTGGACGGCACTTGAGCCGAACCTCCGCAAGCACTGGCAGGCCAAACAGGTCGACCAGCAGAAAGAGGAAGCCTCTGACGGCATCTACATGGCGATTGACCAAGTCGTCAGTAAGGGCATTCAGGACGGTGTGCCACCTGAGCAGATCGTTGAGAACCTGCGGAAGGCCAAGCCTGAAGTCGTTGCCCGTCTGGGTGGTGACAACTCGCAGTACGACGACGTGCTTCTGACCTACGCGGATCACCTTGCCGACAGTGAGGACAAGGGCGGCTACTATCCGTTCCTCAAGCAGCTCCTCACGACCAAGCGAGGTGACCTCCCGGCGATCTCCGAGAAGGGATCGAGTGCCGGTACGGTCGACAAGATCCTCGACAAGGCCAGCCGGAACCACATCGACGTGCTCCGCAAGGGCAACAGTGACGTCCGCGTCTACATGAAGGACAAGGCGCAGAACGGGCAGCTGGACAAGAGGGAGTACAAAGCCCTCAAGGAAGCTCACCCTGACATCTTCACCGACAGTGAGTGGGAGAGCCTGCAGCTGGTCAACAGCAACGCTCAGGCCCGCGCGAAGGAGAAGATCGCCAAGCTTGAGGCCAAGACCGAGGCCAAGCGCCGATCTGCCGAATCCGAGCAGAAGCGTCTTGAGTATCTCAACGAAGCTGCCGAGCAGGGCGTTCTCAGCAATCAGAACCTGACCGAGACCCTGACCGACAACGGTGAGGTCAAGCAGCACGACCTCAATTCCAACGTGAAGGATTGGGCGGACCACTACATCAACGAGGTCAGCCCCCGGCTCGCCAAGGAACGCGGTGAGACACAGGAGCAGAGGTTCCACCGCGAGGCTCAGGTCTTCTCTCGGAACGGCGTCGCTCACCCTGTGTGGAAGCGTGTGATCCAGAACGGTCACGCGGCGATCAACACTGTCGACCTTGCCAACGGTGAGATCCCCCAGATCGTCAAGCAGGCGACTGACATCTACACCGGACTGCGGACGAACTATCGCTCCTACCTGAACACGATGATGACGCAGGATCAGGCGGACGCTTATGACGTCTACGCCACAGCGCGCGATGTGCTGGGTGAGGACGGCAACACGTCGGCCCTGACCCTCATGAAGAACTTCATGGCTGACCCTGCGAGCTTCCGGTCGCGCATCAACCAGACCACCCGGTCCCAGCTCAAGACCAAGATCAAAGGCAAGATCGAACAGATCCCCGGTGCCAACCTCTACATGGAAGACGTGGAGCGTAGCGCTGAGATACTGGTCGCAGCCGGTGTGGCTGATCCCGAGACCGCCATCAACACTGCCATGGAGCGGGTTGAAGGCACCTTCTCCCAGATCAACGGACGGTGGGTGAAGACCGCCAGCCCGAAGCTGAAGATGGTTCCCAACCAACTCAAGGCCGAAGGCTACGAGGCTCGCTCGTTCGAGGATGTGGCAACGATCTACCTCACGCACATCGTTGAACCGATGGTGGGCGACGAAGGGCTGTCACTCAGGGAGACCGATAGGGCTGGTGTGTTCCAGCTGGTCGACGCATCCGGCATGCCCGTCTGGCACATGGAGGGCGGCACCAAGCTCCCTCACGGTGGCTACCTGACGCTTGAGCAGATGGTTGGCTACGAGAAGGGACGGCAGGCTGCTATCCGCGCCAAGCGTCTCCGCGATGCTCAGGACGAAGCCGAGAAGGCTGGCGATCCTTGGTTCGAGAACGACTACATCTCCATCGGCCCGTTCACCCCGACCAAGGGTGACTACGAACGGTACGAGGACAAGAAGCGCAAGCGTAAGTCCGAGAAGGATCAGGAGCGCCTCTTGCCACCCCCGCCTCCCGGCTTTGAGAAAGATCAGGAGCGCATCCAGTAACAGCAACACAAGAGAGAACAGCAATGCCAAGCAATCGTGACCGCGACATACTGATCCGCACCGTCATTGGTGAAGCAGACGGTGAAGGGCCGGAAGGACAGGCCGCAGTCGCCCACGTCATTTTGAACCGGACGAGAGACCCTCGCTGGCCGAACAGTCCGGCTGCGGTCGCGTTGCAGCCCAAGCAGTTCTCTACATGGAACTCAGGGGCGGGCGGGAATGATCTCGTCCGCAAGTATGGTCCCGGCTCCCCCCGCTACGAAGAGGTGGGGGGAGTTGTGGACGCTGTCCTGAACGGCAACTTGGATGACCCGACTGGCGGCTCCACGCACTACTACAGCCCACCGGGCATGGAGGCTCTCGTCAGACAGGGACACCAGAAGAACACCGTGCCGAAATGGTTCTCGAGCGAACGGAAGAGGGCAGGCGGCAAGGTCTTCAAGATCGGCAACCACCTCTTCACCGGTCGCGCCGAGGGCAGCAAGGTCATCTCCGACATCCGTGGGAAGATCGAGGCTCGGGACGCGGCTGCAGTCGACGAGGAGAAGAGGCTCATAGAGCAGGAGAGGCAGCGCCTCGCCCAGCAGGATCAGGACGACGAGAACACCGCACAGCCGGGACGTCACCCTGACCAGCCCGACACCCGCAGGTTCACCTTCGAGAACTCCTCGCCCACCACAAGGTTCGACATGGCTCAGGAGTCTGCGAACGAGCAGGCGAAGCAGGAGTTGGGCTACGGCGGATGGGCGGCGATGCAGGACGCAGCCAGTCTCGAGTGGGGACTTGGATCGCTCCTCAACTCCCGCGAGTTCAAGTACGATCCCCGGTTCGAGGAGAACCGAGACGAGATCATCAAGGAACTGTCAGACGGCCTGCCTTCCGACTGGATCGCTGACCTCTCGGACGCTGTGTCTGAGGAGCATGCCCGCAACATCAGGGCGAAGCTTCAGGAGCAGATGGATGCCGAGAAGCGGCTTGGTTCACTCGGGTGGAAAGGTGTCGGCCTGCGCGTAGGTGCAGCCTTGCTCGACCCTGTGGCTCTTGCTGCCGGTGTCGCGACGGACGGTATTGCCGCTCCGCTGATTGCAGCCCACAAGGCCAGCCGACTGAAGCGCGCTCTGCTCGCCGGTACGGCAGGTGGAACGGCTGAGCTTGGAGTGACCGGTGTGCTCGACAAGGATCAGCACATGGACGCCCAAGACTACGCATTCGCTGCCATGGGCGGCTTCGCCATTGGCGGTGCCTTCGGTGCCACGCGTCGTGGGCTTCTGGCCGAGGAGGAAGCTGCTCTCAGTGCCATGGCGACACAGGCGCACAAGGACATGCTGACTGCACCCCCGCCTGATGGCAAGTCGGTCGGTGCCGCGCAGACGAACACGGAACCGTTCTCGTTCAACAAGACATCGGACGAGGCACTTCAGGACGCTCAAGGCTCCCCGAAGACCGCATTCAGTGGTCTCCGTCGTGTGATAGGTGACGCTGGTGGCTCGCTCAAATCCTCCAAGCACCCGCTCGTGCGGAAGCTCGGTCAGTTCTTGGCCGAGGATAGTGTCGGCAACGCCGATCACTCCCGTGTGCCTTGGACCGCAGACCTGAAGTCCCGGTTCATGTATGACAGCTTCGAGGCTAGGTTCCTGCGTGGGACGCAGAAGCCGCTGAAGTCTTGGTACAAGGAGAAGGGCGTCAGCTGGTACGAGCGCCCCTTGAAGCGCAAGGAGTTCTTCTCCGAGGTCACCGACGCCATCCGCGATCCACACGCTGAGGTCAGCCCGCAGGCGCGACAGGCAGCTGCCGAGATGCGCAAGCTCTACGACCAGTATCTGGACTTGGGTCGCAACCCCGGTCTGCGTGAAGGTCGCGTCATGGACAGCGTGGCAGGCTTCGAGCACGTCGAAGGCAACAACCAGTACATCAACCGCGAGTATGACCACGCGTCTCTGGCGAGCGCCATCAACGAGTTCGAGATGTCTCGTGTCGGGGACTTCTCGATGCAGCATGGTATCGACAGCCTGTTCGCTCGGGCGATCAAGGAACTCCGGCCGGAAATGGATGACAAGCTCGCCGTGCGTATGGCGCGCTGGCACGTCCACCGGGTTGCCCAAGCTGGCCACGATGCCGACGCGGTGACCATGAGAGCACTCAACGGTGAAGACCTTGACGAGCTTAAGGCTCTCCTGATGGACGAGCTGTCTGCTCGGGATATCGAGTATGAGCGGGCGTTCACCACGGCTGATGAGATCGAGGAGATCATCAAGCACCTCTCGAAGAAGCCACAGTCACCGAGCGTGAAGCATGCGCGCGGCAGGCTGCTGTTCGACGAGAACTTCTCCATGTCACTCCGCACCAAGTATGGCGCTGTGAGGGACGTGAAGATCAAGGATCTACTGATCAACGATGCCGAGGTCTTGTTCCAACTCTACAACCGGCGCATGTCCGGTGCAGTCGCCCTGGCATCCTTCGGGATCAGGAAGAAGGCCGACATCCACAAGCTGATCCAGCAGGTGAAGGACACCGCGCCGAGCGTCCACGGCTACTCCGAACAGGCAATGAAGCGCGACGTCGAGAACCTTGAGTTCATGCTGACCATGATCTCGGGAGCACCTGTCGGTGACTACGGCAGGGCGCTGTTCAAAGAGCGCAACAGCACGTCGGGACAGGCCATGAGCATTGCGAGGGACTTCATGTTCATCCGGCTCATGAACAACATGGGTATCGCTCAGCTGCCTGAGCTGGGCGTTGTGCTCGGCACCATGGGCATGAAGACGATGCTCAGTGCCATGCCTTCGTTCCGTGGCCTCCTCCGCAACGCGAAGACCGGGAAGCTCAACGACGAGCTGCTCGACGAGCTTGAAGCTTGGACGGCGACCGGCCTCGATCCCTTGAAGGCAATCTCGTTCAACCGATGGGATGACTTCGGGAACTTCGTGAGTGGAACAGAGGGTCAGCAGTTCAGCCGCACCAGAGACGGACTTGAAGCTGGCAAGAGGATCACTGCCCACATCTCGGGTATGGTCGCCATCACGGCTGCGTTCCAGCGCATCGCTGCTCGGGCCATGGCTCAGAAGCTCGCCCACATGGCGCGCGGTCTGGGCAAGATGGACAAGAAGCGGCTGGCCTCACTGGGGCTGACGGACGTCGAGCTGGACGGGATCTTCCGCGAGCTGAACACCAAGGCCGAGATGGTCGACGGTATCCGCAAGGGTAGGCTCGTGAAGCTCAACCTTGACAGCTGGGAGCCACAGGCTCGTGCCGACTTCCAGATGGCGATCTTCCGTGCCACGCGCAAGATGGTGCAGGAGAACGACGCTGGTAACCTCCACCGTTGGATGGCGAAGCCCTTGGCTCAGCTCTTCCTGCAGTTCCGCACGTTCGTACTGGTGGGCTTCTGGAAGCAGCTGGCAGCTGGTATCCACATGAAGCACGACCCAGCCACTTGGGTCTCGTTCACACTGTCCTCGATGATTGGCGGATTGGTCTACACGGGCCAGACATACGTCAACTCCATCGGGCGGGGAGACCGCGAGGAATACCTTGAGGAGAACCTGACGCCCCGTGCTATCGCGGCGGCGGCGATTGAACGGTCCTCATGGTCAACGATCCTCCCCATGGCGGTCGACTCTGTGTGGACACTCGGTGCCGACGAGGGGCTGTTCGACACGCGATCCTCTGGGCTGTCTACCGGTATCGGGGGCAACCCCACCTTCGACTTCCTCCAGAAGGCCTACAGGGCCACGGCTGGTGGCGTGAAGGCAGCGACGAGGGACGACTACGACTTCTCCAAGTCGGACGCGTGGGCGGCTTACTCGCTGCTCATGTTCCACAACGCTCAGGGTATCCGGCAAGGCTACAACCTGATCACGCAAGATCTCCCAGAGACCTCCCGCTAACCACAACACACACGCAAGCAGACCCCTAGCTTCGGCTGGGGGTCTCTCCATTTGCAGGGATCTATCCACATGGCATATTCATACGTTCAGTTCTCGGCTGACGGCTCCACGAACATCTTCAACTTCTCGTTCGGTTACCTCAGTCAGGACCATATCAGCGTCTCCATCGACGGTGTGGACGAGACGTTCACTTGGGTCTCCGAGAACTCCATCCAGACGGACACCGCCGCTGCTTCGCTCAACGGCACCACGGTGGAGGTACGGCGCACGACGCCGCGCACGGAAGCCGAGGTCGACTATCAGGATGGCTCTACGCTGTCCGAGGCCGCGCTTGACACCCAGACCCTTCAGCTCCTCTACATCACGCAGGAAGCTTTCGACTCCCTTGACAGTGCCATCGCGCTCACCAGTGCTGGCGTGTTTGATGCTGAGAGCCGACGCATCATCAACGTGGCTGACGGTGTCGACGATCAGGACGCTGCCACCAAGGCTCAGGTCGACGCGGTGACTGCTGCGGTTGCCTCAAGTGCCTCTGCGGCGGCTGCGAGTGCCACCAGTGCCGCTGCTGCTCAGACTGGTGCTGAGACTGCCGAGACCAACGCCGAGACGGCTGTGACCAACGCCGAGACGGCTGAGACCGGCGCGGTGGCTGCACAGACCGCTGCCGAGACGGCGCGCGATAAGGCTCAGGACTGGGCCGAGGAAGACGAGGACGTCGAGGTCGAGACCGGGCAATACTCCGCCAAGCACCACGCCCTCAAAGCTGAAGCGACTGCCGCCTCTCTGGGCCTGCCCACGATTACAGGTAGTGACGCTGACAAGCCTATGGTCGTCAATGGTACGGCTGACGGTTGGACGCTTGGGAGCTACGGCATCTCCTCTTATGCCCGCAACGCTGCGAAGCAGGAGTGGAACGTACAACGGCAGAACCGTGAATCCATCGCCTATGCTGCGTCTGTAACGCCAAGTCTGGCCGCGTCCGTTGGTTCTAAGAAGGTTATTGGAGATCTCACCGGCTCCATCACGATCAACCTGCCGACCGATTGTGAAGTCGACGACATCTTCACCATCGAACTCAAACAAGACGCCACGGGGAGCCGGGCGATCACGCTGGACGCTGGCTACATCGGACAGCCCTCCACGTTCGTGACTGCCGCGAGCAAGCGCATGTGGATCGAGTGTGAGGTCATTGAAGTAACCGGCACGACCGCAACCAAGGTCCGTATCACCGGCACCCAGATCGAGGAGTAATCCATGAGAAGCATACTCAACCCTCGCTCCGGTCCTGCTGGCGATTCGACCGCCACCATCGAGATGACCGACAGCAACAGTAACATCTCCGCACTGTCTACCCACACGTTCACCAGCATGTCTCTCGGTGACACCGCCGACGACCGTGTGACCATCATCGCGATCTCCGCAACGAGAACCACGGTGACTGCCATGCTGACCTATACCGTAACGGTTGGCGGTGTGTCGGCCCGGCGAGTGGGCTTCAAGCGAGACAGCAGCACACGCGCGACGGTAGAACTCTGGGCGGTCCCGAGTGGGACTGGATCCAGCCTGTCAGCGGACACGACAGCTAACGTGGTGCTTAGTTTCAACGGCTCCTGCTACGTCTACGGAGTTGCGGTTTACCGGATGACAAACGCCCTGTCTCATTCGGCTCACTCCATCGACTGGGACGACGCTGGGAACCCCCTCGACGCGGACGTGTTCGTTCATGCTGGCGGGGTAGCAGCTGCGGTGCATCACAACAACTACTCCGGTGGGTCTCCCACGACGGTGACGGGAACCACGAAGGACGTCGAGGAGTACAGCGGTGGTGCCGTGTTCTCGTCCGATGAGTTCGACACGGAGCAGGACACCCTGACCATCGAGCACACGCTCCCTTCGACCACCGACCACTGTATGTTCGCCGGGGCGTGGGCACCTAAAGACGATACCGTCACCCTCCCGTTCGAGGAGTCGTTCTACAACAACGGGGACAGCTCCAAGTATTTCAGCCGAACCTTCAGTTCACCAACCGACGCCAAGCGGTTCTGTTGGGGTGGCTGGATGTGGGTCGAGGATACAGGCGCTGGCGGCACCTACATGCTCACGTCCTACGGGGCGCAGAGTGACGCCGGGTCGTTCTTCAACTACCGGTCTGGATCGGACAAGATCCAGCTGACCGGATGGTACACCATCTGGTACACCAGCAGTGAATCCATAGGGACCGGCTGGCATCACATCGTGATGAGCATGGACACCTATCAGGCGACCGGAGCGGAACGCTTTGAAGTCTGGCTCGACGGTACAAAGCTGACCAACACCAGAAGCGGCCCGTCGCTCAACCAGACGTTCCGGGGCAACTCCGCCGTGTCCCACCAGTTCGGACGGTATGCCTATACCGGCGGTAATGCGTGGCAGGGTGGTTGGGCGCAGTTCTTCTTCATCGACGGTGAGAGCATCCAGAACGGCAACTTCGCTGCGTCGGACTTCTACACGACCGAAGGTGGCGTGATGCTTCCCAAGGACATCTCGTCT